TGGTAGATAAAACCCACGGCTCATTACTTCCGTTTGGCTTGTCGTCTGATCTTGATGATTGGGTTGAGGATGACACGCTCTCCCTTAATAGAATCCGCAAAGTCGGAGATATCAATAAGTGGAAATTCGATACGTTGCCTGGGGTATCGGCTGGGGAACAGTCGATGCTCCAAACAGCTCTTAGCTTTGCGCGGGAGAACTCAGGCGTTACCGGAGGAGCTGATGCAATGACCCCCCCTGGTGGCAAACTAAGCGTCAGACAAGTGTTACTCCAACAACAAGAATCAATGAAGAAGATGGGATTCCCAATGGCACTACTAGAGGACTTCGAACAAGCTCGTTGTAAGTTGCGCTTGGATCATATTTTACAATTCTACTCCATCCCTAAGATAGAAAAAATTGCCGGCAAGAGCGGAAAGGAAATAGAGAAGCTAGTATATCGAGATGTGAAGTTGAATAGCGTTGAATTATCAGACGGTGTGAAGGGCGGGCGGATTATTAAGTTAATCGCAAAACCAAAGAATCAAGATGAACGACAGAAGATAGCTGACGATTTGTCAGTTGTTGAAGCGATTGGCGAGGAAACAGGCAATCCGACAGAAGCACTCGCAATTTCAGTTGATACGTTCTATGACTATAATTTCTCCGTGCAAGTGATAAAAGCAAGCTCCTATCAGAAGAATGCGGCACTTGACCAAGCGGCACGAATGGAATATGCGAATTGGAGACTTCCGCTCATACAAGTAGCCCCTGCCGATCCTACAAAGATTGTAGATTGGGTAGGAGAATCGTTTGACATAGACCAAGAGCAGTTTGCTCCAGCTCCACAACCTCCTCAAACACCTGGAGCACCTGAACAAATGCAAGGTATGTCGCAACCCCAGCAGTCCCAGCAGTCCCAACAACCAGCAAAGCCCACACTTCCACAGATTCAGCCATCAAGTATGAAAACACTCGCTAATACAATGCAATGAGTAATTCGAGTGATTCACCAAAAAACCTGATGAATGCTGAAACCATGCAAATGCTGGCAAGTTGGTGGATGGATATGAAGATTCGAGAATACTTTATGAATGCCCGAACCCAACAAGTATGGATGTTGCGAAAGATTAAGAATGGAAACATAGAAGCTGATGCATTGGAATTGGCAGAACGTAATGGACGGATATCATTTATAGAAGAACTATTGCAGTTGATGAAAATAGCGTGTGAAGATTCTTTAAAGATTAAAGCTCAAGCCAATGCGAAATAGAGTATACCCTACCAAGTGGAAAAGGATTATAGATAATGGAATGCGGTATTTCGGAGACACTGATCTTGGTGGAAAAAAGATACGAGTTAATAAAAAGAAGTCAAAGAAGGAGGGGCCAGGTGAAGTATTAGACACAATCGTCCATGAAGAAATGCACCGCAAGCATCCGAAAATGAAAGAAAAAAATATCAGAAAAAAGACAAAACGCTCAGTGGGTCGAATGAGCAAGAAAGAGAAAAATAAGCATTATTCTAAATTCACCAAACCAAAATAACATGCCAAACCTTACCGGAGGAGAACCAGGCAAGAAACGACCAGCAAAGAGGAAAGTACGAAAGTTGATTACTGACGGGGTTCCTCATCCAAAAACTAAACCAGGAAAGAAGAAGTCAAGCAAGAAGAAGATGTCATTCGAGAAAGCACGCAAGCAGTACTTCGGACTCAAGTAAGATAGGGTGCTAGGCATCACCTTAAACTGCTGTCACCCTAATTCGGCTCGGTGTGCCGTTAATACATCGTAATCACTATGGATGACTTGGAAAAGATTTTAGCGGGAGAACAGGAGAAGGAAACTCCTAAGGAACCGTCAGGGGAAGCCCAACCAGAACAAAAACCAGACCCAGAAGTTCTTAAAAAAGAAGAGCATCTCGCCAATATCAATAAGGCGCTCACTGAAGCTCAAGATGAGTTAAAGCGCATCCGAAAGGAAAAAGCGGTATTGAAGACTTCGCCGGAAGGTGAAGAGGAACTGCCCAAGATTGATATGGATGACCCATCAGCGAAAGCGTGGGACAAACACATCCAGCAACAGGTATCCCCTGTATCGAAAGAACTTGAGCAGGAAAAGGCTGAGATACGACAGTTTGCGTTGAAGGAGTTCTTGGCGGACAAACCTTCTCTCGCTTCTAATTCTGAAAAGATGAAGGAGTTGATGGGAATGTATGATCGCGTCAGAAATTCCAGCGAGCGAACACGCGAAGGAGTATTACTTGACTTAGATCGAGCATACGCCGCCGCGTTCCATGAAGAACTTCTCGATGCGGCACGGGGACGCAGAATGGATCAGGCGAAAGCTGATGCTCTATTCTCGGATATAGCCGTATCAAAAGGAGCGACAAGCTATGCTTCCAAGGATGAGACTTCAAACGAACCTCTTACCGAAGAAGATCGAAGAATCCTGGCTCGATGGGGAATGAGTCCTCAAGAATACCAGGATGATAAGAAACGTAGTTAGGTCGAAGTTGCTCTTGAGGTAAAGAAGAAAAGACTTACAGAATTATGGCTACAATATACGGAGCACGTTTGTGGACAGAACCTAAGAACGAAGCTGATTTGCACTACGATTCATTTGGAAAGAATAGCGAAGTATTCGCTGTGAATGACATTGTGGGGCTGTCAGCTGGGCAGTTGCTTGTTGCAACCGCCGCAATCGTTGGAGTGGTCGCAAAGACAGTCACTATGTCTTCCACAAATGTTACTGTTGCGAAAGTCCAACCCCCATACATTCCGATTGAAAATGATCAATTGTGGTTAATGGGTACTGATTCCGATCTTACTGGCAATGGAACCGATGCAGGGACATATTATATGATCACTGGCGGAACTGGCGCACAGCAAGTGAAAGTATCAGCTGGAGTTTCAACAACGACGTTGAGAACTGTAGAAATTGTGAAAGTCGATCCGTACGATGAAGGTGGCACTGGTGCTGGTTCGGGCCTTAGGAAGTGTCTTGTACACATTCTGAAGACTCCGTACACCAACATTGCCGCTACATAACGAGCTATGGACTTACAACGACTCGCTAATCTTGCCGATCCTCGTATCAAAAAGATATGGGATCAGAAGCAAACCCAACTCTCAAAGAGACTGGAATATGCAAAGCTCGGTTTAACCGACTATGCTGCTGAGATTTTGAATCCGCAGTTTGAGCCGTTTACCGGACTTGGCATTGCCCAGCAAACTGGTGAGAAAGAGGCATATGCTCGGCAGGACATAGACCAAGGAAGCGCTGTTACCATCACTCCGGTGAAGTACACGATTGCCGATGATATCTCAGAGGAAACATTCCGCTTTAATCTTTGGCCGAGGGTTGAAAACCTTACCGAAGGTATTGCAAATGGTCTTCGAGCTAGAGTCGACACCGATGCCGCCAAGATATTCTATCTTGGAGCAGGCACGACGTTCTTCACTGGAGGCGATGGGTCAGCTCTGTTTGCAACCCACACGCTCCTAAGCGGTTCGACTCAATCGAACTCTACAACCAACACTCTGAACTATGACAACCTAAAGACTGCAT